CTCATCATCCGTCAGCACGCTGGCGTCGGGCGATGCGAGTGGGCGTCCATTCAAAGTATTGATGGGCGCGGTGCGTATGCAGTAGGGGCATGCCCACATGCTCATGGTGCCGCCGTCCAGTTTGAAATGAACGACCTTACCCCCCGTCTTGCCGCAGCGCTGACATGTAGCCAGACTTCGTCGTGCTGCCGCGCACTGGTCTTGCTGGCAATCGGGATCGCCGCAGACAACGCCAGAACCGTGCGAACCGCTACCCATGGGCGCACTCATCACTTCACCGTGGTCTTGGTGTGCAGCGGTGTCACCTTGGCGCTGCGTTCTTCTTGTGCCTTGGCTAGCTCGCGCTTTATGCGCGCGAACGTCTTGCGAATGTCGGTTTCGACCGCCGGTACGTACTTGAACGATGGATCCAGAATTGATTTCATTTGTCGCCTCCTGTTGTGGTAACTATAGGCAATAAAAAAGGGCGGGATCAGTGCGACCCCGCCCTCTCAGTTACTGCTCACGCCTGTTGCGCTACAGCTGCGCTTCGAGGTCCGCGATCTCCTTCGCCACGTCGGCCCGTTGTTCGGCCGGCGTCTTCAGGCGATCCAACTTCAGCCGCGCTTCCTTCAAGCGCCGCGCGATGAAGTCGCGGTGACGGGCCCGAATCTCGGTCTTGAGACTGTCGATCTTTTCCGCCACCCAGTTCGGCACCGGCATGGCGAGCCGGCTGTACTGATCGGCCACCGTTTGCATGACGGCCATCACCAAGACCAAATCATCCAGGTCCGCTTGGTCGGGAACGAATGCGCGGATTTCAAGCAGCATCTTCATTTTCCACCTCCGGTTGTTTGAACACTTCAGCCAACGTCAGCAGCGGCACTGCCAGGATTTCGTCGAGTAGTGCGTAACGTCCCGCACGCATCGTCGTGACCAAGTTCGGCAGCGAGTACATATCTACTTCGGTGTCGCGCAGATCGAACACCTGCAGCTCGTGTCCCAGCGTCGCCATGTTCCTTGCCAGCGCCTCCGGGTTGTTGTTGTAGCTGTTCGGCTGCTCGCACTCCAGCCAGTACAGGTACACCGGCAGGTCGAAACCGGTTTGCTGCACCAAGCGATCGTAGGTTGAATGGAACAACGGGGCGCTATTCTCCGCGCCGTCGCTGACGATCGCAATCCCTTGCAGGTCCCACTGCCGCTCCATCGCGTAGCGCAAACCACAGCCAATGCTGGTAGCGCCCGAGGCGCGGACGCGGCTGGTCAGCGCCAAGACTTCCTCGTACGATTTGCCGCTCACGTCGACGTGGTGGGGCGAGGTATCGAAGAACACCAAGTGCACCTCGCCCTCCACGAACTTCGCCAGCGTAGCGGCCACCAGCTTCGCCGTCTCCACGGCGCGCTGCATCGACGAACTCTTGTCGCCCAGCACCAGCCAGTTACCCTTGACCGCGACCTGTGCGATCTGCTTCTCCTGCGCACCCGTCAACCGTGCCTTGAGCGTGGCATCGGTTACTGTTTGCGCCGCGCGCGTGGTCTTGAGCAGGGCCTGCTTGCTCTTGGCCACCTTCGCCATTGCATCATCGTAGGCAGCGCGCAGCGCCGGATTCTCGCGCACGCCCAGCTTCTGCAGCAGCTGGCTGTTGGTCACCACCTCGGTCGGGCTCATCTGCATGATGAGCGCCATGACGAAGTCCTCGCTCTTGGCCTTCTCGCCACCCAATGCTTGGACTGCGATCAAGAACGGAATGCGGTGCTTGATGACGGCCAGCGCCGCATCCTGCGTGCTCAACGTGCCGAGCGAGGCCACCGCTTCCAAGTTGCTGCCCGCGGGCCTGTAGCCTTTGAACAGTACTTGGTCGCACAGCGGACTCGGCTTGATGTGGTAGGTCGCGTACAGCCGCTTGAGCGACGCGCGGTGCTGCATCACGGTGCGCAGCCACCAGCCGAGGTTGGCTTCGCGCGCCCGCAGGTAGCGCTCGGTCAGCCGCACCAGGGCCTTGCCGTGGCCCGTGACCTTGACCTCTTCCGCGAACTTCAAGGCCCGCACATAGTTGCGCGGATCGAGCAGCGCCAAGTGCGCCAGCGCGTTCTGGGTGTACTCAGGCGCGCTGTCGGTGCGCAGCTGCTTGAGGTGGCAGACCGGCAGCGCCACCTTGGCATCGCGCACTTGGCCGTGCTTCTCGTTCCACGCGATCAAGTGCGCCAAGAAGTCCGGATCCTCGAGCGCCGCCGCGCTGGCGACCGGCAGATACGCCTTGAGCTTCTCGGTGTCGCTGCCGCTGTGCACGCTGCGCGTCAGTTCGGCGATGATGCGTTGCTTGGTCAGACCTTTTTCCATGACACTCTCCTTCGAGCGTTAAGTTGGATGGGACAAACACAAAAGCCCCTTACGGGGGCCAGTCGTTCTGCGCGAGGGACGCAAAAGGGTGAAGCGGCTAAGTCGATTAGGTTGATTGCACTATTGTCGAAGTAGCATGTAGCCTAATCAGTGGCCGCTTTCAGTGCCTGCCGCGCGGTGCCAAGTCGACGCGGAACTTACTTAGTGCCTGAATTTCAATCAGGTGCCTTAACCATTAGGCTATCACCCCAAACGGAATGAACAGGAATCGAACCTGTAATCGCATGTAGCCGTATCGGTGGGCGCCGTGCAGCAGGCAGTGAAAGCGGTCGTGCGTTCCTTCCCTTCTAAAAATGACTTGGCGAAGTCGATCTGCTTCAGTTGCTACCCTTAGCATGTATGCAAATCAGTGCGCCAAGTTTCCTTTGGTCTCGTCAACGGTCTCTAAGCGGCCGATGCGTTCCTGCGCGTACTCGTAGTCCTGTAGCAGTTCCTTGTAGCGCGTGATGAACGCCTCGATTAATTCGGCATTGCTCGCAAGTGCGGTGCCCTCAAGGATGGTCGCCAACCGCCGCAAGCGGAGGATCAGTTGCTCATCGGTGAGGCTTGCGCTCAAGTGGTACCCGCACAACAACACTATAGGCAAAACAAAAAAGGAGCCCCCGCGATCAGGGCGGGGGCTCAAAGGTACCACAGGAGAGACAACTACTACTGCCACCAACATCGTACAGCGCAACCCGCACGTTGTCACGGCAAGCGGCGCCAGTTCTAGCGCGGCGCTTTGGGCGCTTTGGGCGCTTTGCCGTAGGCTGTTGCCACGTCGTCGGGCGACGGCCAGCTGATCAGTTCTAAGAACGGCAGCGTGTAGTGCCCGGCGGCGTCGGGTGCGAAGCATTGGAAGAGATAGTTGGCACTGCGCGGCAGCTTGGTGGTCAGCACGCGCACGGCGATCGCTCCCTCCCGTCCTGCCAGCGTGATCGCGAACTCAGCCGGCGGTGGGCGCGCCGATCCTATCGTGCTGTACATCATTCCGTTCTCCTTGGTCGGGTGCGAACCCGGGTGGGTGCGCTGACCACGGGTGCCGCCATGTTCAACTTGCTGCGGTCGTACAAGCCTAGCCGCTCGGCAATGCGCATCAGCTGGTGTGGGGTGCCCAGCTTCTCATTGAAGATGAGGGCACCGGCGCAGTGCGGCGTCTTGTTGTTGGGCCGTTGCACAAACACCCCTTCATCGTCAACGTCGCACACCTTGTGGCAGGGGAAGGCTCCGCTGGCGTGATCGCACAACTGCTGCCACGTAAAGCCGCTGCCTTGCAGGAACGGACATTGGCGGCAGGGCGTGGTGAGGTCGTAGTTCATGGCTCCTCCCGGCGCAAGGGCACGACCTTGGTCTCGAGTTCACGTACGCGCACGGCCAGCGCGAGCTTGTTCGCGGCCCGGGCACCGGCCGCTTCGGCCAGTTCCTGGTTGCCCTGACGCTCCAGCAGCTGCGCGTGCGCCAAGCCGAGGCGCATGCAGCGCAGTAGTTCTTCGCTTGCGTTCACGGCTGTCTCCTGATGAGAATGCTGACAAGGGCGGCCCACGCTGCGCGCTCGTCTGGCAGCATCAGGTTTGCAGGCTCGATGCGCCGCGCTGCTTTGCCTTTCACTCGACGTGGCAGCTTGGGGATGTCGTCGCCGGCGATGAAGGTGGAGTCCACGCCACCGGTAGGCACCTGCTCCATGGCCTCCTTTTGCTCGCGAGCTTTGCGGCGTCCAGCCACCATCCGATCGATCACGTCCTGCGACAGCTTCTTACCTTTAAGCGGACTGGGTTTCCTATCTTTAGCTGTTGCCTTAGCCATTGCCGTTCTCCTTGAGTGTCTGGTCTGACCTTAGGCCAGCCTTACCGTTGACGATGCAGCTGGTGTAGGTGCGAATGTGCCGACCGGTGCTGGCGTTGTAGACCTCGATGCTTTCGCCGAGCGCGAGGTAGTTCCAGCATTCGATCACCGCCCCGTTCTTCGCGCGCTGGGGATCGCTGAAGTTGCGACCGGCATACTGCTTTTTCTTAACCGGATTCCACCAGCGCCACGGCCTGACGGTGCCATTGGATTTTGGATAAGCCACTGTTGTCTCCTTGTCGTTGTGATGAATTGTTTACTGCGTCACTGCGTACTCGGTGTCCACGCGGCCCTTGTCCTTGCTACCGCGCCGACACGCCTTGCGCCACCACTTCAAGCCGCCGCACCGCATGCAGCGCCACAGCCTGCAGCGCCTCTCATTGACACCGTACTCGCTCCAGCCGTACTCGCGCCAGTCGTGGCCGTCGGGGTGGTGCCCGCTCTCGCGCGCGTCCTTGTCGTGGCAGAAGTGGCCGCGTACCTCGTGCTCGCGCCGCCAGATACCGCCTGTACCGTAGACCTTCAGCAGCAAGGGTCTCGGATCGAGCTTGATATGGACGACGTTGTGCTTCAGCAGCGTGGCCGGCTTGGTGTGAATCATGGTGTGGTGGAAGCCTAGTTCGTCCTGCACTTGCACCTCGCTCGTCCGGTTGAGGAACAGAATAAAGGCGATGATGTTGCGCAGGTCACCCGCCGCCGACTGCAGCAGGTACGGCAGCGTCTGCAGCTTGGGGTCTTGCAGGTCCATGGCGTAGAGCCACTCGAAGCTGTGATTGGCCCGTAGCGCATGCTCGGCGCGCGTGCCCTTCACTGCCTCGTAGCGGCTGCCCCAGTAGAAAACGTCCAAGCCCATCCGGCTGTGCTCCAGCTTGGCTGCAATCTCGATCTCCTCCTGCAGCGTGAACGGCTTGTTCAGCCGGTAGGCGAACGGCATCAGGTGCGGGTAGCGTGAGTACGCATCGGTGGGGTAGCGCGCGCGTGACAGCACATACACGCGCGGCCCCACGTACAGGTAACCCACCTCGCTGTCGCCGCGCTCCCAGTCCACCGCTGTCGTCTGCCCCAGCGCAGCGAACAGCGGATCCACCGGGTACTCGAGGTACATGATGGGGAACGGCGGGATGGCGAACTCCTGATCGAAGGCCACCGCCTCCGGGTGCTTCATCAGCATTTCACCGGCGTAGCGCACCGCGTCCGCGTCGAATACAAACTTCTTGGCCTCGCGCATGGCGTCGCGCAGGGCCTCGAGTTTGCGGGCGGTGAAGAGGTCACGCTCCAGCAGCAGCTGCGCGGGGGTCGCGGCCAGGAATTGGTCGACGAGCAGCGGCCGGCGCTTGCCTTTGAGCTTGCCAATTTCAGAGTTCTTCACCTGTGCAAGTTCCAAGTCGAGTTCCTTTCGGCGTGTCCGCAGCTTGTCACGCTCGGCTTTCGCATCTGGCCAGCGCACGAGCGCAGGCGGAGGCTTGAACAATTCGGCGGGCTCGCCGCTCATGAGTTTGGAAGCGATGGCGAGCGCGGGCGAAATATTGAATAGCTCCTCTGTGCGGTGGTCCTTAGCCGCCTTGGCCATTGCCACGTTGCGTGACATGGTTCCATGCGATTGTTTAGTTGTCCTAGCCATGTCAGCCTCGGCGCAGCGATCGGTGCTGCTGCTTGCAGGCCGGACAGACGAACGTCACCACGTCGCGGCCCTCCATGTCCTCCTCGATGTTGAGCAGCTGCACCGTGGTCTCGTCGCGCCAGTCACCGGTGCATTCGAGAAGGACCCTGATCACGCGCTCCCCATAGGGCGAGGCGTCGGCCCCCGCCCCGGGGCCCCCCGGGCCCTCCCGGGAGGCGTCACCGGGCGCGCCAGAACGCGCCACAGGCGCACCGGCGCCCGGGGGTGTACCCATGGGCGTCCCCATGGGCGTCCCGGCGCCCGGAGGCGTCCCGGTGGGCGTCCCACCCGGCGCCCCGTGGGGCGTCCTCCCCATGGCCGTCCCGGGGCCTCCCGGGAGGACGCCCCGGGAGGCGTCCAGATTGCGCCGCGCCTGCCGCGCCAGCTGCTCGAATGAGTGAGTGCCGGACTCGAGGATCTCGCGCACGCTGCCATCGCGCTCGTACACCACGATGCGCTGGCAGGGTTGGCCGTTGCGCAGGACGATCTCGCGCGTGTAGGTCAGGTCTCGTAGCTTCATCTTCATTGTCGTCTCCTGTGTTTTGGGGGTGCTGCGTTAAACGCGGACGGGCTGGATCGTGTACATCACATGGCCGAGGTCGCCCGACGAGTACCCTTTCCACTCGATGGGTTCACCGTAGTCGCGCTCGGCGGCAGCCCTCGCCTCCGGCAGCGTCTTGTAGTTCCGGCGCCAGCGCTCGGTGGTGTACTCGGTGCCCATCGGCCCGCCCAAGTTCGTGAGGTCCTCGTTGATCAGCTGATAGGCCACGATGGTCAGCGGCTCTGCAGTCCGGGCCACTGACAGCGAGTGCGACGGTACGTCATTGCAGGACGCCACCTCGCCGCAGCACTCGCAGGGCCCATGGCTGCGGCGCAGGCTGTCGAGGGGCCAGCCGGCCCGCTTGCCGCACGCGTCACAGTAGAACATCGCGCGCTCCTTTGCGCTCGATGATGTACGCGCCGCAGTCGTTGCAGCTCACCGCCTCGGTACCGTCATCGAGGTCGATGCGGGTCAGCGCTTGCGGCGCTTCGCCCTCTTGCTTCTCGGGATAGTCGGCCGTGCAGGTTGCGTAGTGCCTGATCAGCGGCGTGGTGTACGGCCGAACGATCTCGCGCGCGGCCTCGTACACGTTGGTGATTTCGGCCGGTGCGTAGCGCGCTTTGTCGAGCGCCTTGGCGATCCGCTGCACGAGGATGCGCTCCAACTCCGGTGACAGCTTGCCTACCTTATCCATGCTGCTCTCCTTGTCAGTGTAGGGTGCGACGGCTGTGGTCCGGCTTGCCGTCGGGCGGAATGCCGAACACGCAGAGGCTGAGGGCCGCGGCGAGGCGGCGCACCGGGTGCACCGCGTGCTGGTAGTGCGTCAACACTATAGCGGCCTGCCGCGACCAGAGGCGGCGGTGCGCCTTGTAGCAGGCTGCCGCGGCGGCCCGGTTGTCGTACTCGGTGATGTGTCTCATGTTGGTCTCCTGTGCAGGGGCCGGTCTGCCCCCTGAGCTAATTCACAACACTCCACCCCCGACCCGCGAGGCAGCGCTGTACGATTTGATACTGCGACAGGTTGGCATAGTCGGCCAAGACGTAGCCGCGCGCCCCGGCCCCGGCTGCACTGCCGGCTGCGACTGCCACGAGATCGCGGCCACGCAAACCGAGCGCGGCACCGATCAGCGTGCCGAAGATCGCGCCCGCCACCGCGTTATTAACGGCGGCCTTGTCGCGGTCGACTTGCAAGGCAAAGGCATTGCATTCGCGCGTGTCTTGGTCGAGTAGGAGGGCCATGTCGCAATACGGACTCTCCACCGGGCAATGGCGCTGCCCCCCAACCAGATCCACCACCGGCTTGTAGTCCGTGGCCGGGCGCACCGTCCGCGCACAACCCCCGATCATCACGACGACAAGCATCATTGCCAAAATGCGTACCATGTTTTTTCTCCCTCGGGTTAATTGTAAAAGTCTTCCAAGTCACGGCATGTTTTCGTCGTGATGGTCGGGGTCGTGCGGCAGTTCGTCTTGCGGAATGGGTTCAATTCTGTTCATCGCTTTTACCACCGCGCGAAGAGGATGGCCGCCGCCGCGACCAGTGCGACCGCGCCGACGGCAATGGTTAGCAGTACGGCGCGCTGGATGGCGTAGTGCCGCAGCGGGCTGAGGCCGCGGCCATTGGTCTTCGTGCTGCCTTTGCCCGCGTGGAACGTGCGCAGCATATCGACCAGATCGTCTTGGGCGTCGCTGTTCATGATTCCTCCTTGGTGGTGGGTTCGGTTGCTGCCGGCTGCGGCGTGTCCTGCTCCAGCGCGGCCAACTTCGCGTCCAGCCGCACCATCGAATTGATGTCCCACGCACCGGCGCGATTCAACTCCAGCGCATGCTTCATCAGGCTTACCGCGTTGCGCAGTGCGGCGATCTCACCGACGTTCAGCACGACTGCGCGCTCGTGTCCGACCAAGCCCGAGATGTGCACGGTGGTGAGCGCCTCTTCGCGGTGCGTCTTGTTGCTGAAGCGGCTGCGGTACTTGAGCGGGATGCGCTTGACCGTCGTCTTCGAAGTCATCTTCATTGTTGTCTCCTGTAGTGTGGGTTCAGTACTGTGCGGCCAACAGCAGCAACAGGCCGAAGGCCGACCAGAGGTCGCCGCCGCGCAAGGCGTGGAAGGCCAGTGCGATAACGGCCATGCCAAGAAATAGTTTCATGCGGCCTTGTCCTTCGCTTCCCACTTGAACTTGGCCTCGTTCAAAACCCGCGCGACCGTTTCGGCATCGGCGAGGTTGTTGGTCTTGCAGAGTACGTAGAAGTTTTTATACATGACCACCCACGTGCAGCGCGTCAGCTTCCATACGGTCCAGTGCTTCATGATGTTCTCCTGTGTTGGTGAAAGTGCCGGTCTTTCCCGGCTGTCTAGAGCGCGATAGGCGCGCTCTCCCACTCCCGCTTCCGGTCGTTTTGCGTCGGCGTCGCGGTCACTGGTGTCCCACGCCCTCATCTGCTCGGCTTGAACCATCCCGAGAGGCTACCGGTCCCCCGCATGGGCGCGCGCCATGCGTCGCGTTCACTGCGCTGTCACTGCCACAGCGTGCACACCGTCCCCAACCCACCGGGCGGGTCCAACTTGCGCTGGCGGCGGTTGGTGCAGACCCAGAGGATGGACAGCTGGTCGAAGTCCTCGGGGCACTGCACTTCGCCTTCGAGATCGGTGAAGTACACGACCCCGGCCAGCTCTTCGCCTTGCTCTTCCAGTTCCAGTGCGACGCGCAGCGGCGGCGCGAAGCGCGTACCGCCACCGCCCTGCGCGTTCTCCAGCGTGATGCGGTCGCCGTTCTCGAAGCGCTCGATGCCGCGCACTTGCGTGTCGCAGTAGACCACGATGCAGCCCTTGAGATTGAAGTCCTCGACCAGCTTCTGCGCTGCACCTTCGGCGATGGCCAAGTCCTTCGCGCTCATGCTGCCCGAGGTGTCGATCGCGAGCAGCAGATACTTGATGCCCGGCTGCGCGTACGACGGCAGGTAGACCTCGAAGCGCCGCGCCGGCCGGCTCCAACTGCTCTCGGTCTGGCAGCACTTCTCGGCGAACTCGTCGAGGTACTCGCTGAACGACTTGTCGCACTGTTGCGCGGTGCTGATGGCGCGGCGGATGGACTGCTCAACGTCACCGCCTGCCGCCAACTCGGCCGTGGTCACCGCCTCTTGCCACTCGCGCTGCAGCTTTTCCAGTTGCGCCTGGTCGAGCGGCTTGGCGTTGACTTCGCGCTGCGCCTGGTCCTCGCTCTCTTCGTCCGGGGTGCGCCCGTTGTGCTGCTCACCGCCGTCGTCGCCGTCGCCTTGGGCTTGCTTACCGTCCTTGGTGTCGCCGTCGTCGTCACCGTCCTCTTCGACCGGCTGTTCCGGCTGCTCACCACTGGCGCCGGCATCGCAACAGTCGCCCATGGAGCCCGCGGCACCGGCCAGTTCCTGCTTGTCGTCACCGCCTTGCTGCGGCTCGGGTTGCGGTTGTTGCGGCTGTTGCTGCTGCGCTTCTTGGTCGAGGATCGCGTAGACCTGCTCCGCCGCCATGCCCTCGAAGCGCGGATCCGCCAATCCTTCCGGCGGGAACATCGCCTTGAGTACCGGGTCGTGGTTGAGGCTCAGGTTGGTGACGTGATCAATGGCTTCGTTCCAGCGCTTGGGGTCACGGCCCTTGCGGCGGAACGGATGGCCCAGCGCGCAATGCGTGACCTCGTGCACCATGATGTAGACCAGATGCTCCCACGACTTGCTCAGCACGAACGCGGGATTGAAGCCGATCACGACGGCATCGGTGTACATGGTCGGCGCGCGCCAGTCGACGATCAACTTCAGCCGGTGCAGCAGCGCCCCGTAGAACGGGTGGTAGATGCAGACATGCATCTTGGCCTTGCGCACCAGCGCCATTGCTTGCGCGCCTTGGTCTGCGCGTTGAATGGCGAGCGCTGCTTGCTCGGCGGACTCTTGCGTCAGCGTTAAACGTGGTCTCGGTTGCATTGTTGTCTCCTGTGTCTACTGCGGCGTCGCTGGTGCGACGCTCCACGCCTGCTGCAACGGCTTCAAGGCGTCGAGCAGCGTGTCGGCCTTGCTCTTGGTGGCCTTGCGCACTCGGCTGTCGTGGGCGACGGCATCCACGTCCACGTCGAGCAACGTCTCCGCGATCTGCTTCCCTAGCGCCGTGATGTTGGGGTCCTGCACGATGCTGTTGAGTTGCGGCAGCGTCGCCACCAGCTTGCGCAGCGCACCGAAGGTGGTGCTGCGGATGTTGGCGTCCGGATCGGCCAGCTTGCCCTGCAGCGTTTCGACCGTGTCCCTGATGTTGTCGAACACGTCCTGCACGGCACCCTTCATGCGCGCCCGCATTTCCTCGTCGTAGGCGCGCTTGAGGTCCTTCTCCTCATCCTGCGACAGCGAGAGGCGGAAGTCGTCCGAGGTCGGGATGGGCTCCACCAGCACCGCGAAGCGGAACATGCCGCGCACTTCCTGCTCGCTCGGATAGTCCGACTCACGCCACATCTTGCCAAGGCGGACCCGCTGCGCTTGCACGTTGCTGCGGTAGTTCCGCACGTACTCGTCGACGTGCATCCAGAACTCGCGCTCGAACTTCGCCATGGTCTGCTTGTAGGCGAAGAACGATTGCGACGCGAGCAGGCGCTTGAGGTCGTCACCCCATGGCAGCGTGATGCTGCGATGGTAGCGGCGCGCGTTCCAGTAGGTCTGCTCGATCTTGCTCACCACCTCGGGGTCCATGTAGTGCTTGGTGAAGGTCCCGACCTTGCCCTTGCCACCGGCGCGCTCGCGCAGTTCATCGCTCACGCTGTCGTCACGGCCCTTGCCCCGCCACATGCCCGCCGTGAGGCGGATGAGCATGGCCCGGGTGCGCAGGTCGGTGCTGTCTTCCTGAACGGCGATGTCTTCCAGCCGCCGCTCGTTACTCTTCGGCAAGTGCCGCTTGCTGGGCTTGTTCATGTTGCTCTCCTGAATTATTTTGTGGGGGTGCTGCGCTTACACGTAGTCCGCATTCAGCGCGGTGAACGTCGTCCACGCCTTGGTGCGGGTGAGGTTCGCCTGCAGCAGTTCCACCTTCTTCGCGAACACGAACGCGAATTCCTTGCTCATGCGTTGCGTGTAGGTGAACGCGGCTTCGATCGAGTCGCGCTTGACATGCGCCGCGAGCGCCGTCGCGAGTGCGTAGCAGACGCTCGGGTCCGTCGGCAACCGGGCACCGCGCGGGTCGAGCAGGATTTGCTCGATGCTGACCAGCGACAGCAGCGTGCGCAGGAACGCGGCGAACTCCAGGCCGTGCGCCTTGCCTACCGCACCGGCGCAGTACTCGCCCAGCAGCGCCGCGTCCATCGTGTTCTCGCGCCCGGCCAGTGCCTTGAGCAAGTCCGACAACAGGTGCCACGACCGCGGTGAGGCGAATGCGGCCTCCTTGCTGCGCGGGTCGAACACCAGCAACGCCTGCGGCCGGTACTTGAGATAGGCGATGATGCGCGAGTCGATGCCCGCGGGTTCCGCAAAGTCCGTGATCCACTGCGTCACGTTCGCTTCGACTTCAACGTGCCAGAAGCGATTGTTCAGATGCGTGGGCATCGGGCTCGTGCCTGCCGCGTCGCCCAGCCGGTTGCCCATGGCGAGGAAGCGCCAGCCCGCACCGATGCGCGCTTCGCCGACGCGCCGTTCCAACACGAGGCGCGCAGCGACGTTCTTCACATCGGTCTTCGCCTGCGGCAGTTCATCCAACAGGATGATGCCGCGCTCGGCTTCGACCTTCTCGCCGTTGATGATGCAGCTGACCTTGTTGCCCTTGCCGTTGATGATGGGCAACTCTTCCGGGGCCGCCCAGTACGTTCTACCGTTGCGCTCACGCGGCGTGCCGCGCATGTCAACGCTCTCGTACTCGGTCAAGCGCCAGTCAAGGATGGGCATGCGATCGGCCGCCGCGAGGTAGTGCGCGACTGTCGACTTGCCAATTCCTGGTGGGCCCCAGCCCAACAGCGGCCGGTCCATGGCGATGGCATAGCGGCAGGCTTCCAGCAGTTGATTCACGTTCATTGTCGTCTCCTGTGTTGTTATGGTGACGCGGTAACCGCGCACCCCTAGCGACGCTGCATGGCAACGTCGCGTAGGCTGCGTGCTACGCTTAAGCGTCGACGACGGTGATCGTTGCCTCGTCGGTTTCCAGCATCGTCTGCAGCAGTTGCTGCGACGGCTCGTCGTGCACGATGAATTCGTAGTGCATCGAGTCTCTGGCGACCACTACTTTCTTGAACGCTTGCGCGTTGGCGTAGGCGGTGACCAGCGCGACCCATGCAAACGTCTGCGGGGTCGGCTTCTTGTTGAACAGCGACATGATGCCGTTGTCGTGGTACGGCTTGATGTGCTGGTCGAAGGCTTCCTGCCCGAACTGCGCGATGAACTCGGCGTCGGCCTTCTTGCCCGCGTCGTTCACGTGGAGATTGAACACCGCGAATTGCCCGTTGAGTCGTTCACGCTTGGCCATGGTCTTCTCCTGTGTTGATCACGATTATGATTACTCCGTCGAAGGTCAGCACGTCGCCCCACTGCACCTTCGGGAACATGCGCCGGCCTGCCGCGCGCCACGCCTGATAGGCGGCGTGAACGCGGTCGTGGGCTGCTACCGTGTGCAACTGCGGGTTGCGCCCGGGTACCGCGGCAAACGTTACGTGGTACGTTCTCATGCCTCGCCTCGCTTCGCACACTCGGGACCGATGCCGCTGGCGATGCTGCTGGGCACCGTCAACTTGCGACCGCAGCGACCGCAGCGGCCCTCATGCCACACCTCGCACAGCGTCAGCAACTTGTCCGGCGAGTGCATGCCTTGCACGAACCACGTCGCCGCCTTGGCGCTCGGCGCCTCCATCGCGATCACCGACTTGGCCGACGGCTTCAACGTCGCCCTGTCACGCGGCCAGACGCAGCCAATGTAGGCGAAACTGTTCTCGTTGTCCGGCCCGTTCAGTACGGACACGAACCACGGGCGCTGCTCGTCCTGCGCTGCATCGCCCTTGGTCTTGGCGCGGCTGAACTTGAAGGTGAAGCGCTTGCCGCTGCCCTTGCTCACGATGGTGACCGTCGCATTACCCGCCAGCACGTACTGCGCGACCTCGCCGCCGAGTTGATGGCGCACCTCGGTGGCCTCGTCGTGCAGGCGATGCTGGTCGGCTTCATCCACCACCTCGTGGTGCTGCTCCACCACCGGCGCGTGCTGCCCGGCATCGCCGACCTTGCGTCCCGCTTCTTCCAAGGCGCGCAGCGAGTCGCGTGTCATTTCGTCCTGTGCGGCCCGCGCCATCTGCTTGTCGTACTCGCGCCGCTCGGCGGCCGGGTCGTGGAACGACAGCGCTGCGGCCTTCTCCTTCTCACTGGCCCGGCGGGGGCGGTAGGTTTGCGAGTTCATGCGGTCTCCTTGCGGGTCTGCTTGGCGTAGTAGCGGAGGATCTCACGACGGCAGAAGTCGCGGCTGCCACCACCGACTTCCGGGGTGCTGAGGTACCGGGCCAGCGCTTCCCTGTTGCCTTGAAAGGTGCGGATGATCGACACCATTTGTTCGTACGTCAGTTGTTCGTTCATTTTGTTTTCTCTCCTGTGGGCGAAGTTGCCCCGGTAGCACTGCACGCAGCGCTACCAGCTTCCCTCGCTATTGCTCGATCACGTTCTTGCGTGACAACGCACCAAGCGCCGCGGCGCTGCCACCGGGATTGTGGAAGCGCGCTTGGTAGTAGCGCTTGCCGATGGACACGCCTGCCATGCGCTCGTCGCCGAACGTGTCCCACTTGACCTGCTCGACCGGCACGCTGTTGATCTTGGCGACGATGATCGCCACGCTGCGGTCGCTGATGTCGTCGTCAGTGACGGGGTAACCGCGCAACTTGCCACCGAGCGCTGCAAACTTGCTGGCGTAGGAATGCTTGCCCTTGCAACCGCAACAGCACGCACCGTCAACACCGGCGTACACGGACACGACGAGGTTCTTGTCAATCATTGTGTTCTCCTGTTGGTGGGTTTGGGTTCTACTGTTTAGACAACGGTCCGGCGCGCAACGTAACCGGCCAACGCCAACTCGCCGGCGTCGCGCAACGCTTGCACCACCTTGCGCTGTTGTATGGGAGTGAATTGGCACATGACGCGGCCGACAACGTGGAACGGTGCGGCACCGCGCTTGCTGACACGACGTTGACTGGTACGCATCACACTTGCTCCCGCTTGATTTGCATGACGATGGGATCGACGCGTCCCCACGGTTGATGATAGGCGAACGACAGCACGTAGTGGTCGCCGACGATTTGCGTCAGCGTCAGGCTCGACGCGCACCGCGGATCGAAGCCCCACTTGAACATGACGGGCTTGTACCAGTCGAGGCTGTTGTCGGTTGATACGTCGCCGTGCGAATCTTCGTAGGTCGCGCTGAAACAGACTTCACTCTTGGTCATGGCTTCTCCGTGCATACTTTGTCGAACAAGGCCCGCTTGAAGGCCGGGTTCTGCGCTGCGAAGTAGTCCGCCAGTTCCCGCTGCAGCTTGTCGAGCGTCGGGATATGGTTGCCGATCGTGCCGCGCTGCTCGGCGATGATGTTCGCAACTGCAACGTAGTCTTTAGTCGTGCACATTGTCTTCTCCTGTTGGAATGAATGCAACCTACAACGCAGCGCACTTTGTGAAGTGCACTGCGCGCTAGGTTGCCCTAACGCGTGACAACGCAACGCGGCACGGCCCGCCGTGCCGCTGCGTTGTAGTGGTTGGTGTATCTCCGCAAAGTGGCCCGCGGCGAACAGATGACCCATGGCCCCCGAAGGAGCATTGTTGATCTAGTCTGTCGTGCGTGCGCTGCGAAGTGCTAGGGCGCTACCCCTGCATGTATGGACCATCAGCATTGTGGGTCCGTAGTGTTTGGTGCATCAACCACCACGAGTGTTGCTGCGTTGCTGTAACGGCGCTCTGTTCACTCGGTTCCGTGTTGACGCGTCAGCGTACACGGGCGCGCGTGTTGCCAGTACTGCGCCTTGCGGTGCACTTGGTACTCGGTGTTGGTTGCTGCGGGAGGGGCCGCTGTATGCGGTTGGTGCGGGGGTTGCGCTGTTGCCGTATCTCTCGGTCAGTGCCTTACCCGCCAAACAACACGCCAACTGATTTGTTGATTGCGCGCATGCGGCGCGCCGACGTGTTGCTTGCTGCGTTCTACCGGGATTGTATTGAACCTACCGGTGCCCTTGGTGCTGGGGGTCCCGCTTTTCCCATTGACCACTTAAGGTCTCTAGTACAGGTGGGCGGGTTGGTGGCTAAAATCATATACCAAGGGGCAACCATGTCAAGTGCTATTTTAGAATCAAGGACTTACAGCGCTTTTTTGAGTAGAAATGCCCCGGTGCCCCTATGGGGACGCCCGGGAGGCGTCGCTGGGGGTTGCAACGTCAACGCACCGCTGCGCGCGCCACGCGTTGATCTGGTGCGCCGCAGCGACATGCACGCAGGCGCGGCACGCACTCACTTGCGTTGCGCTATTGCGTAGCCTGCTGCCGCGTGCTGCCACAGCTGCGCCTCCCGAAAGTCTTTCGGGCGTTCGCGTTGGCGAATGATCGCTGCATAGTCTGGATTCAATTCGCAGCCGATCCACTTGCGGCCAAGTAGATTCGCCACGCGGGCGACGGTGCCGCTGCCCATGAACGGATCGAGCACGATGTCGCCGAGCGCCGAGCCGGCCAGGATGCACGGCTCTACCAAAGCCTTCGGCATGATCGCGAAGTGGTTCAGCCCTGATTCAATCTCCGGGTTCACTTCCCACACCGTGCGCTTGTTGCGGTTGAAGCCGCCCTCATGCTTGTGCAGTCCGCCACGAGTGGCGAAGTGGCGATCGCCGGTCAGCGCCCCTTTGTTGGGCTTGCGGTGCTTGGGATGCTTCGCCGCCTTCGCCGCGGCCATCTCGTCGAGCGCCGCCTCCGTGGCGCGGTCACGCACACCGGTGGTGGGGCCGCTCACGGCGGGTTCCTTGATCGCGTCGGCGTTGTAGTAGTAGCGCGGTGACTTGGTCAGCAGGAACAGATACTCGTGGGCCTTGGTTGGCCGGTCAGTGATGGACTCCGGCATGGTCTGCGGTTTCGACCAGATGATGTCGCTGCGCAGGTACCAGCCATCCGCCTGCAACGCGAAGGCGACGCGCCACGGAATGCCGATCAGGTTCTTGCTGGGGAGTCCGCTGGCGCCGCGAATGCCTTGCAGTGCTGCGCCATCACCGGTCTTGCCGTGACCGTGGCGCGTAGCCTGCAGCGAGCCCGCGACGTTGCTCGGTGCCTCCGGCGAGTAGCCGCCCGGTCCGCTGTAGGTGTCGCCGAGATTCAGCCAGACCGTACCATCATCGGCCAGCACTTCACGCACCCGCCGGAACACGTCGACCAAAGTAGCGACGTAGTCCTCGGGTGTACGCTCTAACCCAATCTGTCGATCGACGCGAGTCGCGCCGCACTTGCGACAGTCGCCGCTGCGCACAGCTTGGCCGGCGTTGCTGAAGTTGCCGGCGCCACGGCGCACCTCCTTGCCCTCGTGCTTGCATTTCGGATTGCCTCCTTCCCATTCCGCGGTGCCATAGTCGCGCAGGCCCCAGTACGGGGGCGAGGTGATGCAGGTCCGGGCGCGCACGCCATGCTCGGCGAAGTAGATCAGGCCGGCCCGCACATCGCCCACGAACAGCGGGTCCACCTGCTCGGTATTGTTCAGTCGTGGTCTCATCGCCATTGCTCTATGTCCCCCTGTGCCGAGTGTTTCCAGACTTCGGCTTCGTGAAAGTTCTTCGGCTTGCTGCGCTCGCCCGCAAGATCAACATACTCTCTATTGAGTTCGCAGCCCAGCCACTTGCGTCCTAGCTTGTTGGCGACGCGCGCTACGGTGCCGCTGCCCATGAACGGGTCCAAGACTGTGTCGCCGACGCGTGACCCTGCGAGGATGCACGGCTCTACCAAGGCAGTGGGGAAGGTGGCGAAGTGCGCTTCAGTGTACGACTCGGCGGCAAGCGTCCAGACTGAGCGCTTGTTACGCAGGCCACTCGCGCCCCAGATTTTGGTGTCGTGCTTTACGCGCCTCGCGTCAGTGCGTCCCTCGTAGAACTTCTTGTTGCCTGGTGCGTGCGGCTTCGTCGCCATCGGTTCGGCGATTGCTTTCGCGTTGTAGTAGTAGCGCGCTGACTTGCTCAGCAGAAAAATATACTCATGCGCCTTGGTGCAGCGGTCGGTGACGCTCTCCGGCATCGGGTTCAGCTTCGACCAGATGATGTCCTGTCGCAGATACCAGCCATCGGCGCGCAAGGCGAACGCAACTTCCCACGGTACGCCCAGCAGGTTCTTGTCGGGCAGCCTGCTCTTGGCGGAGCCCTTCAGCACTTTGTGCACGATGTCACGCCGCCCAGTGAAAGCGCCTTGATACTTGTCGTCGTACCCGCCGGACGGCCCGCTGTAGCTGTCGCCCAAGTTCAGCCACAGCGTGCCATCCGCAGCGAGGATCTGCCGCAGCAGGGCGAACACCTCTACCAAGCTGGCCACGTATTGCGCGATGGTCGGCTCGATGCCGATCTGCTTGTCGATGCGGCGCGCGCCGCATAAGCGACAATCCCCGCCGCGTATCGGATCGCGCGAAGTGCCGGCGCTCCCCGCCTGTTTCTCGTCATCGCCGTGGCCGCGGCGCGTGGCGGTATGGTCACACCCCGCGCTCCCGCCGTCCCATTGCGCGGTGCCATAGTCACGCAATCCCCAGTAGGGTGGCGAGGTCACGCAAGTCTGCACGCGCTGACCTTGCCGCGCGAACTCGCGTAGCCCGTCGCGCACGTCGCCGATGAACAGCGGCTCTACATGGAGCTTAGGCCGGGTCATGGTTACCGCTTCTTCGCCTTGCCCTTCGCGGTGCGTGCGACATTCAACGCAATGGCAATCGCCTGCTTGCGCTTCACCCCGCTCTTCACTTCCGTCTTGATATTGTGCGCAATCGTTTTCGCTGAGTACCCTTTTTTGATCGGCATGCTAACCTCCTTTGGTTGAGACCATCACTGCAGCGTACTGCCGTGCTGCGTCTTGATCACTTCAACTATACGCGCAAACCCACCGTAATCCAGCACCTGATGATCCGCCAATAGCACGGCGGTGTCGCGTTGCTGGGCGCGCGAGTCGAGCAAGCTCAGTAGATCGCTGACGCCATCGGCCGAGAGATGTGCCGTGGGCTCGTCGAAGATCTCTACATTGCACGCACTGCCGGCAAAATCCTGGATCAGGTCTGACAGGCCCATCGTGATCGCCAGCCGCAAGCGCTGCCCTTCGCCGCCGCTCCATGCCGCGAACGGCACCACGCCTTCGTTGTAGGGACTGCGCACCATGACGGTGAAGCCGCGCTTCAGCTTGCCGCCTTTGGTCTCGCCTTCCACTGCGTACTCGATCGACCAATCGCTGAGACCCAGTGCGCTGAGTGCGGAGTTGGTCGCCACTTCGAACTGTGCCAGCGAAGTCTTGATTAGCGCCAGCCGGATCTCGCGGAAGCCGGTGACCCAAAACCGGTAGTCTGCCACCGCACGCTGGTGGGCTGCCAACTCTTCGCCGCCGTCTTCGACTTCGGCGCGCAGTTGGTGCAGCGCTTGGGTCGCTGCCGGCACATCGTGCGGGCACTCGCGCGCCGCCAGTGTTTTGAGTTGCCTACTCACCGTGGCAATGGCGCGATTGAAGGAGGCGGCGCGCTCCTGCTCGACCGCATGGGCTTGCGCCGCCACGCGTGCGGTCTGCATATTGCGTCGGGCCTCCTCGGCTTTAGTGCGTGCCGTTGCGGCCCGCTCCGCCGCGGCCGTGAGTTGTTCGTGCAGCGTGGTGGACTCAGCAGCGATGTGCTGCTCGACCTGCTTGCGATTGACCTTCTGCTTACAGGTGGGGCAGCGGTCCGGCAACTCGGTCAGGTTCTCCAGTTCCTGCAGCCGCGCCTGCAGTGCGCCGAGTGTGATGGCGGCTTGCCGCTCCACGCCAGCGGTCTCGTTGGCCACCAGTTCCAGGTCCTGCACGTCGGCCTTGCTTGCGACCGCTGTGAGTTTGGCCAGTCCCTCTAGCAACAGGTCACGGTCCTTCTGCAGCTCACGCAACTCCTGTGCATGCCGCCGCCACCAGCGGAGTTCATGGTCTTCCAATTCCACCAGCGCCTGCTGCTTCTCCATGAGCCGGCCGCGCCGCGTCGCCAGCGTCACTTCGATTCGCTGCGCTAGCTTCTCGATCTCCAGCGCCTGGGCCGCGGCCGTGTCGCTCAGCTCTTCCCACAAATCCAGTCCAAGCACCTGCGTATAGACCTCCAGCTGCCGGCTCGCGGTGAGGTCGGAGAAGAATTCACCGAACTGGGCGTGGTAGACCGCGAACAGGAACGTCTCGTAGGTGTAGCCGATGACTTGCTCGAGTTGTTCCTGCGTGACGGGGCTGCCGTTCAGCATCAAACTCACCGGTCCCCACGTGCGCTGCAGCTTGTGCTGCTCGTCGTCAACGTCGAAGCGCAGCGCGACTTCGGCGCTGTCACCTTCCCATTCCACCACGTCACCGGCGCGCAGGCCCAGCGAGGTCTTGCCAAACAGCGCCCAGCAAATGGCTTCGAAGATCGTGGACTTGCCGACACCATTCGCGCCCAAGGCTGGCGCGCTGCGATTCTCTCCTGTGATGTAGGTCAAGCCGGCAGCGTCGAGTTGGATCTGCGCTCGCTGCTTGAAGCTGCGAAAGCCGCGCGCCGACACCCACCGCAGACTCAGCATGGCTACCGCTTCAGTCGCTGCACGAGTTCACGCGCACGTTCGGCGGTGCGCTGCTCAATCTTGTGTGTGGTCACGTACTCGTCGACCACGTCCTGCGGTGCACGCCTCTCCAGCTGATGGTTGCGCAGCATTCGCCGCGTGGACTGCTCGCGCACCAGTTCAATGGCGGCCACCTCATGCTTCAAAGTCGCGCAATGCTTGGCCACCTCTGCGCGTAACTCCTGCCACACGTGCAGCGACGAGTCAGCGAGGTGCACGCGCACCTTAACCTGGCATTGAACGTCATTGCACGGGAATGGTTGGCCGGGCGTCCAATCAATCATCAGGCGCCGCATGCCCGGCACCGGTTGCGAGTACTCGTTGCCCTCGCCGTCGCAATGGATGACACGCGGCTCGAAGTTGTCGCCATAGTGGACGTGGTGCGGACTGCCAACATAGGTGACATTGCCGATCTTCTGCGGCACGTGCACGTCACCGGAATAGATCGTGGTGTTGCGCAGCGCCGCCGGTACCGCAGCGCTGCCGAGTTCCTGGCCGCTCTCGCTGATCGCACCTTTGAAAGTGAAGTGCGCCATGACACGCCTCGCCCCCTTGGCCCAGTCGAGATCGCCCCAGTCCGCTACGTTGCGCACATGCGGCAGCACCACCGTGCCGTCGGTTCGTTGGCAGGCCTCACTATAGAAGTGAATGAAGCGCATGTGATTGAGGAAGCGGAAGTAGGGCCACTCGGGATCGATGCCGTCGTGATTGCCACGTACGATGTGCACCCCGATCTTCGCTTCGGTCAGCAGCGCGAGTTCATCGCAGACACGGTTCACCAGCTGCGCCGAGTGATTGTCCTTGGCATCGGTCAGGTCGCCGAGGATCCACAGCCGGTTGATGCCCTGCTCTTGCGCCAGCTTGCGCACGAACTTGAACACGTCGAAGCGGTACGCATCGCGTGCACCACTCGATAGGTGCAGATCACTGATGAGCAGCTCGTTCACCTTGGGTAGCTCGTCGTCAGCAGTTCGTGAAAGGGCACGATGTGGGTCTCTGCGGCCAACAGCAGCACCCCATGATGTTCTCTGGACCGGAACAAATCCTGATACGCGCTCTCGTGCAGGCAGACCACGACGGGGTACTGATTCTGTTTGGCGATCAGCAGCGGCTGCTTGCGATGCCGGATCGCTTCGCGGCAGGCGATCACCCAGAAGTCATAGAGCTTGCCGCTGCCATCGGTCACCAGTCGCGGCAGTCCTAGATCGCGGTAGTGCTTGCATTCCACGTACCAGTCGTCGACGAATGCAAAGCCTAAGCGATGCACGGCGCAGACATCACCGCTCACATGTGCAAGGTCCTTGTCACTCTTGCTCGCGACCGTGGCCCGGCCGCCACTGATGGCCGACCGCCACAGCACGTCGTCGCGCTTGCCGTGGGTGACCCACAGCGAGAGCTGTTTGCAGATGTCCCGCTCAAAGGCATTGCCCTTGGCCTTACCGCGACCCGCTTTCATGCCGCTGAGGCTGCGGCTTCAACGTCCCAGTGTTCCGCGCTGTCGCCGCGTGCGCGCTCGACTGCAGCGAGGGATTCGAGCAGCGAGGTCACCTCGGCTTCTTGGCGCTGGGGGTTGTCGTTCCATTCGAAGAGACTAATGGTGCTGTAGAAGCTGGGTCTCACGCCGAGCGCCTGCTTGATCTTGTTCAACGCTAACTGGTACACGTCATCGCGCACCGTTGAAGGCTCCATGCCGAGACCGCTTAGTGCGGTGCCTACGGCTACCACGATGCAGAGCTTGCCGCCTGATCCCGGGTCCGAGGCCGTGCCATCGCCTTGCCACCATCCTTGTTTCCTGATCATTGCCGCTGCCGTCGAGTACACGTCGCCCAAGTTCATGCTGTTCTCCTTTAGTTAAACGCTGCCGTACTTCCGCCGCTTCGGCAGGAACGACTGCTCTACTTCCGACCAGGCTGCTTCCACCTGCGCGGCGAGGTCGTTGCGGTAGTCGATGATCTCGTCGCGTGTCATGTGCTCGGTGTCGCGTTCCTTCTGCGGCCGCCCCACGTTCTTGAGCCATGCGTGGTTGGCGGCGATGTCGTCCACCCCGAATCCAAACAGGATCGAGAAGTCGCACTCACGCAGTGGCAACCCGATCTTGTTCTTGTCCACCTTGGCGCGGATGTTCACCCCCGTCTTGCGCTCCACCTTGCGCACCGTGCGCTTGAGGGTGCCCACTTGCGCGAGGTACAGCACTTGGCTGGCGTAGAAGTCCAGCGCTCGTCCCCCAGTGCGTGCGCTCTTGCGGCCAAAGCGCACGCCGATGGCGTCGCGCACTTGCGAGATCACAAACAGACAGATGTTGGCCTCGGCTAACTTGCGCACCAAGCGACGGAACAGCTGGCTCAACTGCTTCGCCTTCTGTGCACCGTAGGTCCCCTCGTCGATGCCGCGCTGCATTTCAGCCTCGTCCGACAACGCATCGAGCGAGTCCACGATATACAGACCCGGTGCGTTGTCGTCCTCGGCGATCACCTTCTCCAAGTGCAGGAACAACTGCTCGACGGTGTTCTTGTTCTTGATGAAGCGCACCTTGCCAACGGGAAAGCCCAGCGCTTCAGCGTAGGCATTGTCGAAGGCGCTCTCCGCTTCGAGGTACCAGAGGCGTGCGTCAGGATACGCTGCCACCAAGTTGGCGCACGCTTCAATCGCCAGCAACGTCTTGCCCGTCGACTTGTCTCCTACCACGTTCACGATGCGCCCCAGCGGATAACCACCGCCGAGTGCACAGTCGAGCAAGGCACAGCCACTGGAGATAAACCGGTGCGAGTCCGAGCGCGAGGCGAAGTACGCCCCACCCTTCTGCTTAGCGCCGATCTTCGGCCGTGCCATCATGTTAGGTCACTGCTCGACTGCGCGACTTGCGCTTGCGTGCCAGTTTTTGTTTGGCCTCTTGCGAGTATTCAATGGTCTTCTTCGGCGGTGCTGCCGTTGTGGTTGCTGTCTTCTTAGGCAGCGTCAATGTCTTTCTAGGGACCGGCGGCGCTGGCACAGCCGCTGCCGTTGGCGCTGGCACAGCCGCGGCTTTCTTCTCCGTTGCTGGCTTGCTGCCTAGCTTCAACACTTCGACTAGATCCTCGAGTGCGATTTGAATCATAGTACCCTTCGGGCTCCAACATTGAAATCTGCCTTGGCCACCCGTTGCGTCAGCAACCGCTTTGCGTACCCGTTCCAGTGCCGTCGTCATGTTCGTCCTTTCTCCTCAATGTTGCAGGTCAGTCGTCGCGCGCATTTTTGCGCAACTTATCCAGCCGCGAGCGGGTGCTGGGCTTCTCGTCTTCGTCGTCGTCACGCGTGCTGCGGCGCTTGGGCTTCTCTTCCTCTTCGTCGTCATCGCGTGCCGTGCGGCGCTTTGGTTTCTCGTCCTCGTCTTCGTCCTCGTCGTCACGCCCCTTGCGCTCCGGCTTCTCGTCTTCGTCCTCATCCTCATCGCGTGCCTTGCGCTTTGGCTTCTCGTCGTCCTCGTCTTCGTCACGAGTTCGGCGCTTGGGCTTCTCGTCTTCGTCGTCCGCGCTGCGCAGCCGAGCCCGGCCGCGTGGCCGTTCCTCGTCTTCGTCCTTCTTCTTCTTGTTGCGTGCATCCTTCGGCGCGGTCAGTCCGTCACCGACCACTTCTTCCAGTTCCTCGGTGCTGCGATAGATCAGCAGGTCCGGCACCGGTGACTCTTCGATGAACTTGAGCCAGCGCTGGGCCACGTCTTCCTCGTCCGAGAGCGGACTGGTGCGGCGCTCGATCACCACGCCCACGTACTTCGTGTTGAGGCCTTGGCCCTCACGCTCGAATGACAGGTCGTAGCCGTCCTCCGGATCGTCGAGGTTGTAGACCTCGCCGGTCTTGCGGTCCTTGCTGATCTTCACGATGTCGAGGTCAAGGCTCTGCGGCATGAACCACAGCGACGGCCCTTCGCGCTCGTTGTCACGGTCGATCACGTAGCAGGCCACGCGCCGCCGCCACTTCAGAGCTTCAGCCAGGTCCTCGTCGCCTTCACGCGTTGCGCGCGTGCGCTCGTCGCAGATGGGGCAGGGCTTGTCCTTCATCCGCTTGAGACACAGATACGAGCTGCCGTCCGGCCCGATGTTGTAGTGGCCGTACACGTCGAAGCCGTAGTGCTCGGGCTCCTTCCACGTGGGGGGCATGATGCGCACTGTATGGGTGCCGGCCTTCGGTGCAAAGATCTTGACGCCCTCGACGGTGAAGCCCTCGCGGTTACCGCCGATGGTCATGCGCTTCTGCAAGTCCTCGGCGCTGCGCGGCTTGTACTTGAAGCTGCCGTTGCTACTCGTTTTTTTCATACCCAAGCTCCTTGATGAATGTTGCTTTGCTGCGGAAATATGCGGCGCACACTGCACGGGTGACGATATACGAGGCCACTGCAATGAACGGCGACGCAAGTAGAATCAGCAGGAATAGCATGCCGATGTTCCAATCCATACTCATATCCTTCTCCTCGTTGCGGCGAGCGCTTTGCGTCCGCTCTCGCGGTCGTGCTCACGTACTTGGTGCCGCTCCTTCTCGCCCACGGACGAAGCCTGATAAAAACCCGCGATCCAAAGCTGTGCCAGTTCACGCAGCATCTTGCCGCGCTGATCGAAACTGCTGCGCAGGGCGTCCCACAGTTCCGCTTCTTGTTTGGTGGCGCGGTAGGTCTTCTCGGCGGTGACGTGCGCCTTGCTCAAGGTCGCCGCCTCCTTGATCGCCGCCTCGGTGGTGCGCTCCTTGGTGCGCACCGCTTCGTAGCGCGCCTCGTCGCAGGCTTCGATGTACGCCTTCTCCATGTCCCACTTGGCCTGATCGCGGCGGCTGATGGCGAGCACGGCCTGCTCCGCGACCTGATCGTACAGTGACGGCTGCGCACTGATCTCTTCGTCGAGGGCGTCGCGATCAATCTCGAGGCGATCGCGCAAGTCTTCCAACGATAGGAACTTCATTAGCGTCCCCTACCGAAAGTCATCGCGGTTGTGCTTGATCCACCACCACGTACGAAGTCGCAGCCACGGATTCATTAGCCGTTGCTTCATACGCAACCACAGCGGTTTCTTTTTCATGGGTTCAATGTTTGCCTCGATGGGTTTTGATCACTTCAACGAGCGCCTTCAAGCGATAGTCCGTGCTGGCGTGAATGGACAGCGGCAGCGTTGGCAGGTCCTTGCGCATCTTGGCGACTGCCTCCATCACCCACGGGGGAATGCAGAACGTTTCCGCCGACGGCTGCCAGTCCTCAGGCAGATATCCGAGTTGCTTAGCCAGATCGATGAGTGCGTCGGCGCGCTCGATTGCGCCGTGGTCCCGTTTGTTCCATACCGCACACAGCTGCGACTTGGTGAATAGAGTCACGCTCATGTCAGTAACCTCCCGACCGCTAACAAGAGCGGCGCTTTGTCTTCGGCCTGAAAGAACGGGGTGCTGAATTGCTCCAGCACCGCGAGTAGGCGCGTCGTGTTCTTGCTGTCGCCGAGTAGCGCATTCTGCACATAACGCAGCACCACCAAGCGCACGCCCTCGGCCGTCTCCCCGTCCGGTAGATCGCGGATGCAATCGCGGCAGCGTTCCCAGTTTGCGCTGCCATCCGCCAGCATGCGCGCCAGTTGCACGGCCTCCGACTCGTCACTCGCGGCGGCGAGTAGCGACGCGGCATCCTTGCGCGACTTGGCCGCGCGACCCATGGAGAGATTGACCAGGGCCTGCCGCACGCTGCCGCCGGCCTGCCGTGCGCAGACCTGCACCACCCCGTCGGCGAGTTGCCACCGCTCCAGCGCTGCCACTTCGTCGAGATAGTCGCCCAGTACATTCGCATTGACTGGCCTGACTTGGTAAGTATGGCAGCGCGTGACGATGGTCTTAGGCACGCGGTGCGCTTCGGTCGTGCACAGTGCCCAGTGCACGTGTGCGGGCGGCTCCTCGATCGGCAACAGCAGCGACTGCCACGTGGCCTTGCTCAGTGCGTGACACTCATCGACGATCACGAACTTGGTGGCGGATTCTCCGATCGCCCGGTAGCGCAGCGTCTGCAGCAGGTTGCGCATGGCATCAATGCCGCTGTTGCTTGCGGCATCGATCTCTATGAGTCCGTCCTTGCCCGTCTGCAGCATCGTCGACAGTACGCGCGCCAGTGTGGTCTTGCCGCAGCCGCTGGGACCGGTGAACAGGAACGCATGCGGCGGCGCTGCCCGCTTGAAGACTTCCTTCAGCGAGCGCACTACCGCCGCTTGCCCGATCACGTCGTCCAGTTGCTGCGGACGGTACTTCAGTTCCAACGGAAGGTCGCCCATATTGAACTATATCCCGGCGCGCCGGTGTCCGAATTGTTCGCTGCTGTACACCGCCACTTCTTCCTGTTCCCCCCAGTTGCGTCCCACTTTCACCTCGACCGTGATGGGGACGTTGATGAAGTCGAAACGTGGCTCGCACATCGCCTTGGCGATCGCCTCGATATCTTGTTCCAGCGTGGCGTCCGGCAGATAGAAGCCGAGGTCGTCGTGCACGTTCAGCCGGAACTGCCAGTGTGCATGGTCCTCGAAGTAGGCACGGTGGCTGAGGTCCACGCTCGAGGCGATCACGATCTCGCTGGCGGTGCCCTGAATCGGGGTGTTGATGATCTCGTTGTAGGACATGGGCGCGCGCCGGCGACGGCCGGTGAGCAGCGTCACGTAACCATGCTCGCGATAGAAGCGGGCCAGCGTGCGCTGCCAGGTGCGCACGTCGGCGAAGGTGTCCCAGAACTCTTCGAACAAGGGCGCTAGTGTGTCCTGCTCCAATTCCATGTAGCCCGACACGCTCTTGAGTGCGGCCCCGAAGTATAGCGGAAACGTCCACTTGTTCTTGACGGTCTGGCGAAAGCTTTTCATGCCCGCTTTGTCGAGCTTCAGCCGGGCCCGCCGTGCAATCTTCTCCGCCCACTCCGCGTGCACATCGTAGCCGGTCCACAACGCATTGCAAAGGAACCGATCGCGCGAGGCCATGCCGATCACGCGTGCTTCGATCTGCCCGTAGTCAAAGCTGACCATCCAATAATTCTCGGGCGCCGTGATTGTCGTTCGCACTTCGGTACCGGTGGGACCACGAGCGGGCTCGTTCTGCAGGTTCGGTTCATCCGACGACAGTCGGCTGGTGCTGGTGCGGGCATGATTGAAATTGGTGTGCACCAGACCATCGTCGTGAATGTGCTTGCCACCCGCGCAGCGCGCGTCGAGGTAGGTGCCCTTCAGCTTGGCAGCCTCGCGCCGTTCCAGGATCAGCTTGGCCACGGGGTGCTTGATGGTCGACAGCACACTCTCGTCGGTGCTGAAGCTGTCACCCTCGCGCTGCAATTGCTTGAAGCCCAGCTGATCGTGGAAGAATTTCTTCAGCTGCTGCGGACTGGCGGGATTGAATTCGCGCTGCGTCTCCTTGAAGCGCAGCACATCGCGGTTACTTTGGATGGTCTGGTCCAGCGTTTCGATCTGCGCCTGATAGCGGGCGGCTAGTTGCTCAGCGCGGCGCGTATCCGGCTGCATGCCCAGCACCTGCGCGTAGGCCAGCGGCGCGACGCGCTGGTTGTGCATGGTGTAGACCTCGAGCAGCTTGGTCTCGTTGGCCAGCAGTGCGCGCTGTATGTAGTAGAGCGGGTAGGTGTACTTGGCATCGTGCCCGTTGTAGCGCAGCACCTTGGGCAGTGGTTCACGATCGAGGCGCGCCACGTTCAAGCTGTTGAGCGACTTCACATCCATGCCGAGGTGCAGAATGGTCAGCGCTTCCAGACTCTTCGCGCCTTCGCGTTCGTCCAGCACGTAGGCTTGCGACAGCGTGTCCTGCCATGCACACTCGTGCACCAGGCTCGGCCCGTGCAAGGCGGCGAGCCATTCAATCTCGAACTTGCTGTTGTGCGCGATCACCGGGCGGCCGGACTTGAGCAGCTTGCAGAGCGCGGCTTCAAACGCTCTGACCTGTGCTGGTCTGAACGGGGTCTCGCGGTGCCGCAGCGGCAGGCAGTAGGTGGTGGTGTAGTTGGAGACCGCGGCGCTGAGGATGCGTGCATCGGTGTGGTACGGACGCAGCCCGCTGGTCTCCAAGTCCACCGCGAGTGCATCCCATTGCGCCGCTGCTTCGAGCGCTTCGAGCACCGCACGCTCAGTCATGCACTGGACCAAGCCATCATCTGCGTGTGCCACCTCCTCCAGCACTGGCGGCTCCAAGGTCTGCGGCAACTGGAAGGCGCGCTCGATGTCGGCGCGGAAGACGTCTTCTAGTGCGTCGCCGTTCTTCTGATTGCGCACGCGCAACAGATACGCAGGATGCAGAATCGGCAGTGCCCAGCAGCGATGCTTGCCGACCTGCACCGGCAGCAGCCGGCCGCGCCAAGCCGTGATCTTGTCCTGCTTGATGAGCCAGTTGAGCGGCACGCCGCCGACGGCGATGATCAGTTTCGGGCGTGCTGCTTCGATGTCAGCTTCCTGCTGCGGCCGACAGCAGGCAATCTCCACCGCACTCGGCGCGCGATTCTTCGGGGGCCGGCACCGGATAACATTATTCCAGCGGACTGCAACATCGCGCGGGATGAACTCGCGCAGATACTTTCCAGACTTGCCGACGAACTGCACGCCTTGCTCATCCTCCTCCGCACCGGGGGCTTCGCCGATGATGTACACGTCACAGCGTGCGGGGCCACTAGGAGGAATCTTCGGGTGCTGCAGCGGGGCTTTGTCGAGTGGACAGGCGGCGCAGCCGGACGTGCCCAGCACCGTGCGCAACGTGTGAACGTCGAGCCTACGCCCGCGCGGCACCGCGGGCTTCTTGGTGGTACCGAATCCCACTTAAGCGGCGGCGCTGACGAACTGCACGAACTTGTCGCCGCCTGCATAGAGCACGGCGCCAGCGTTGGACAACGACAGCTGATCGACGCGTAGCGCATTTCTCTTGGTGGTCGCTTCGTCGTCTTCGTCCGTTTCCTTCGCGGCGCCGTTGCTGGGGAGGTAGCGGCTCAAGGCGGCAGGATCGCAGTTGATGTGCGCACTCGCACCGCTCAACTTGAACTTGGTCTCCGCGTTGCCGAGGGTGCCGTTACCGTAGACGCGCAGCTCCTTGCCGTTGCAATGGAGACTGCAGAGGTTGTCGTTCTCGCGCGCCCGTACTGCCAGCACGCGCTCAATGGCATCGCCGAAGCCGTCCGGCAGTTGCTGCCGTTCCTTGTTGGGGCGGCTGGCCTTCAATGCAGCATCGAAGTCGAACGGATCGCCGGGCATCAGCTTGCCAATCAGGGTGACGGTCTGCTCGCCAACGAAGTCGCAGCGCAGGTAATCGTTGCTGATGGTGGCGCGAATAGGCTTCTCCAGTTCCAGCAACGACTCGATCCACAGCACCTGATCCACGACCGACTTCGGGATCAGCACCAGTTGTTCCTTCTTGCCGAGTGCACTGGTGAGCGTGTAGCGGGTGGTCGCGCTGCCATCGTGCGAGGCGAGCACCGGCTTGGCCCCGAGCCTAAACGCCAGCGCGGTCCATTCCAGTTGCCGTGCATCCTTCGCCACCGTCGCTGCGCACATGCGCCAACCCTGCAGCAGGTCGGCATTGAACTCGAACTCGTGTCCTACTACTGATGGCATTCCCTTCCACAGAAAATCAGACTTCGCCAGGTACGGCAGCTCGATCGCTTCGCGCCGGCCGCTCTTGAACTCGACGCACTGCTCGCCCATGGCCAACTCGATGTCGTCGCCGGCCAGCTCTACCAACTTCAGCAGCGTCTCACCACGCAGTGCACACTGCAGTCCAGTCTTGAAGTTCACCGTGATGGCGGACACTGCATCGTAGGTGAACAGGCTAGTCTTGTCGAAACAATAGTGCACCAAGATCGGTGTGTACTCTGCCACCGTGATGCACGGCTGCGCGAGCTTCAATGCCAGTGCCAACTCGTCCCGCTTCATCGCTTCTCCTTTAATGCCTGCTTGAATCGATCAAGGGCGATCGCTTGCTCGGTGTTGCGGCGCTGCATGAACTTCACCGCGACGATGCAGTCGTCGACAAAGTTGAGAGGGCGAATGGTCCGCCCGGCCTCCAGTCCGGCAATGATGCGCAGCACGTAGGCTGTAGTGACATCATCCGAACTAAAACGGCGAGACCTCGCGGCCTCGCCGTTTGCTGCCGCCAACCGTGGCCGCATGTTCTACTTCATCTTGCCCAGTTCGCGCAGCGTGTCCACCGTGCTGTGGACGTGGTAGTAGAGAGCGCCGATGTACTTCACGTCGATGCCGGCCTTCTTGGCCTGATCGGCGATTTGGCTGCTGCTCGCCTCGAGGTCTTTGCAAATGAGGCGACGGGCCTTGGCGGTATCGCTCGCCCCGTTGCTCTTCTTTGCCGGCGCCTTCGCTGCGGCCTTCTTGGCCGCCTTCGGCGCGCTCGTCTTTGCAGCCTTCTTCGTCGGTGCGTTACGCTTGCCGGTCTTCGTCGTGGCTTTCATCTTCGTCTCCTTCGTCTTAGTTTGGGAACTTGCTGTCTCCTGCTCATCGTCGCTCTCGCCTTCGCCTTCGGCGTCGCCGTCGGCGTCAGCACCCTCTGCTTCACCGTCATCATCGACGGCTGCCTCTTCCTCCTTCGCTGCTTTCTTGCCGCGCTTCTTGGTGGGCGCTGCTACTTCAATGTCATCAAAACCGATGATCGGTGTCTTAGGATCGTAGCCGTTCACCGCCTTGTCGCACCATTGCTTGGTAGTGTCATTCAGCGATTCATACTCCTCGTCGGTGATCTTGTCGCCGCCTACCACCTTGACCACCGCCACCAGAAATTCCTGCTCGTCCTTGCCGCGCTTGGGGATGCGCTTGCCAAAGACTTTGCGCAGATCAGCTTCAACGGCATGCATCGTGGTTGCCATGTTCACTCCTTCGGTTAGGTTGTTGTCAATGCGCTGCGCAGTTGTTGCAAGCGGTCACGCGTGAAGTTGAACCTCTGCCGCGGTCGGCATAGATCAAGCAACGCCAGCTTCAGTTCTGAAGGGACCGCCTCCAACAATTCTAAGATTTCCTGTACGTCATCAGCGACTGCACTCTCCGGCAGCGTTTCGCAGTCCTCAAACAAACTATAGGCCGGACATTGATTGAATAGTTTTACCATGCGCCGACGCCATGAGACTTTGAACAGCGCCATGAACCACGCCGGGTTGTCGACCTTGCCAGCGTAGTGCCGCTGGCAGCGCGCGAAGACGAGGTAAGCCTCCTGCATCAGATCGTCCCACTCGTACCACGGCGCCAGTCTGCCACCGTAACGGCGCGCCATGTTGTACGCGCAGCCGTGCACCTCCTTGGTCCATTCAGGATGATAGGCGAGGCGCGCTCGCGCGGACTTCAGCTTCGGCCTCATCGCTTGGCTTTCAGCTTCAGCCTAGGCCGTGCCTTGGCCGCGGCCTCGAGTTCGGCTGGCGGGAACTGCGGCAGCGTGGGTCTAGCAGGACGCACTGGATTGAGCCGTGGGCGACCGTTGCTGACAGGGACGGCCTCAGGTAGGCGAGCGCGCTGCGCTGTCGTCTGTGATTGTTTTAACGCGTCTGCAACGGTGCGTGGATACCAGCCGAGGGGATGCGCTTGGCAACTGCCGTCCGCGTACTTCGCGCCAACGCAGTTCTCCTCACCAATATCGAACAACTGGATCGGCCCGTAGACTCCACCGTTCTTGTCGCCGATCTGCCGCCGCGCTGAACCATGTTTGACAAACGCCTCGATGCTCATTTGTCTCTCCATTGTTGGGTTTATGTCTTAGTAGATGCAAGCTCCATTATTCACGCTGCATGTGCCACGTCAAGCGCACGAAAGAAAGCATTGGCTTCTGATTCCGTCAGCTCTCCCGGGTCCTTCGCGGCGAGTCGTTCCCACCGTACCGGACAGCGCACGAGCCCCTGCAATTGCTCGCGCACTGCGTAGGCTTGTGACCCTGCATCGCGATCGAGCGTCAGCACGATCTGCTCGAAGCGGTGCGACAATTCCAACGTGAGCGCAATTTGTCCGGGTGTCGGCATCCCGAAGAATGCCACTGCCATCAGTCTCTGGTTGGCGTACCAGTTCAACTTCAGCGCATCGAGCGGACCCTCGCACAGGATCAAGGTCCGACCGCCGCGCTGCGCCCGGTCCCAGTTATAGAGCGTGTCCTTGATGTTGCCGCGTGCCGGTGCGTAGCCTTGGCTGCGTGCGGTGTCGGGCTTGTCGGACAGCGTGCGGTACCTCAGGCTGGAGTGGCCGGTGATGTCGCGCGCAGTCCATGTCAGCAGTTCACCGTCGCGGTAGATGGGCAGCACCAAGCGCCGCGCGAAGTAGCCCGTCAAGCAGTAGTGCAAGTCATAGCGCGCCCAATGGCTGGCAACATCAGCGAAGCCTCTGCCCTCAAGATAGTCGATGTACTTGTGCCGGTGCCGGCCTTCATCGAGCGGATAGAACTCGTGCGGCAGTTGCGTGCTGCGCCTGATCCTCTTCTCCAGCGGCGGCGGTGGCTGCAACGGCACGGCCAGCCGCTGCACGATCTGCTCGTAGCGTTCCAGACTGGAGTAGTCGTTCGCGGCGAGGTAGGAGTCGGCCGTGGCCTTGGTGCAACCCAGTAGCCGCATGATCAGCCGCGCCGGATTGCGGCCACGGTGCTCAGGGTTGCGCCAACAGGCCCAGTAGGGACGGCGCTGCTCCAGTGCCAGCCCCAGGTGGAAGCCTTGATCGGCGTCACCGCAGAACGGACAGTGGATGTTGACGTTGCCACGCGCCACGCTCTTGCCGCTGCTGTGGAACTCGATGCTGTGCGTGGTCAGGAACTGCGGCCAGTCGAAGTTCATAGCAGCACCTTCTTTCCTTCGCTCATGATCGAGGCGAATAAATCCTTGCCTTGCTTGAGGTAGGACAGGATCTTCTCGTCCACCGAATTCGGCACCACGAGGTCGTACAGGTAGACGTGCTTGCGCTGCCCCGTGCGCGACAATCTTTTCTCCGCTTGGCGCCGCGTGATCGGTGACGATGGGCTCTCGTAGAAGATGGCATAGTTGCAGACCTTCTGCGGATTGATGCCGGTCGCACCGCTCTCGTTGTTCGCCACCATGAAGCGGACGGTGGGATCGTGCAGGAATGAATTGATCTGCCCGACACTATCCTCGGTGAGGCCCGACAGTTCGGCGAATCGCCACTTGCGGCGGCGCAGCATCGCGCACAGCATGCGGCCCGTGATCTGGTAGTCATGATAGACGATGCACTTGCTGTCTTCGGGAAGATCCTCGAGCATATCTTCGAGCGCTTCGAGCTTCGGGTTCTCGTCGAAGAAATGCACCAGCCGCTTCTTGTCATCGAGTTCTGACTTGACCGAGAGGTAGCCGCTGGTCACCATGCGCATGCGGTAGTAAGCGTTCTGCAGTTCGACCAAATCACCACGCGCCTCGCGAATGCGTGTCAGCACATTGCGGTACTGCTCATCGGCGCTCACACTGAAGCGCACGCGGCGCTTGATCCGATGCACCGGTGGCAGATCGTCGAACTCCTTGTCGCTGTAGTAGATGGAGCGGTGGCGAATCATCCGCCGCAGGTCCGGCTGCATGCGCTGATCGAACTCGTAGTCGATGCCACCCCAGTGATTCTGCGACGCATCGAACAGCGAGGCGCGGAACAATCCGAGACTGTCACCGAGCGTGGCACCGTCGTCGATGATGTGGAACTGCGCCCACAGCTTGACGGGATCGCGCCCAAACGGGGTGCCAGTGAGTCCGTAACGGAAGCGGCAGTACTTGGTGAACCAGCGGCACTCGCGATAGACCAGCGCCTCGTGGTTGCCCAGCTTGTGGCATTCGTCCAGCACCACCATATCGAAGCGCTCGGCGAAGTTGCGCGCCGAGCGCGGCGTGATGGTGCGGCGGCGGACCTTCTTGTGCTTCTGCTTGACCTTCACGAACTCGCTCATGTACACGGCGAGGCCGGCATAGTTGATGAGATAGAGATCGGTCTCCGCCGTGATCAATTCCTGCCGCTCGTCTTTCAGTCCCATCAGCGCAGTGGCCGTCAGCCCCGGCGCATGCTCGGCGATTTCATCGAGCCACGCCTGCACGTTCACCGCCTTGGGGACCATGATCAGCACGCGGCGCAGTCCGCTGTGCTGCTGATGCCAGCGCACTAAATCCAGCATGAGCTTAGATTTGCCGGCACCCATGTCCAGCAGAAAAAGAAAGTGGGGGTGCTCGATGCCAATGTTGAAGCAGGCGAGTTGGTGCAGGAACGGTGGCGGCCCGTTGAACTTGAAGCCGTCAAGCCCGCGCAGCAGTTCAGCGCGCGGCACCTGCTTGATCCAGTTGAAGCTGTCGCGCTTATACTCGAGGAACTCGCGCACCAGATTGACCGGCACCGGAGGAGGTTGCCAGCGCCGCTGTTTAGTCCACGCTTTCATGCGGATCGTCGTGGGCGTCGCGCTCATCGGGCCGGCGATAGTCCGCCATCAACTCCTCGTACGAGCGCGGATCGCAGTAGAAAGAGTCAATGCAGAACTGGCCCAACTCGTAGGCCTGCGTGATGTTGACTTGGAAGCGGTCACGACTGTTGCGCGCCGCTGCCACGTACAGCCGCGCCGCTTGCGCCTCGCGTTCGGTGCCGGTCTGATTGTAGGAAAGCACGACATCCGAGATGGCAATCTTGCTGAAGTCCTCCGCTACATCCTGCTCCGTGATCAGCCGTTTGGTGACTGAGCTGCGATTGCTCTGCGAGGCGGTAGCGAGAGCGAAGTTGCGCTCGACGGCGAGGCCTCGCAGTTGCTTGGCGAGGAGGCCCAACTCAATGCGGTAGCGCTCGCTCGGAATGTACATGAGGTCGGCGTAGTCGAGCAGCACTACGTCCGGCATGAAGCGCTCGTAGGCGACCAGGTTTTCTAAGTAGGTCTCCAGCTCTTTCAGCTTGAGCGATCCGGTGGGGTAAGATTTAATCGTCAAGTTGTGCATCAAGCGACCGACCTGCGAGATGTGCCGCTTGTTGAGACCGAAGGCCCCCTTCACCTTGGCGATGCCGCTCTTCGAGGTGAGCGCGATCCGTGCGGCGGCCTCCTTCATGTGATAGGCCGTGATCTTGTCGTCCTTGCGCACCACCTCCGGCACCTTGATCGATTCAGACTCGCTGCGCGGCATGGCAAAGAACGACTGCAGCAAGCGGCCGGCAATGATCTCCGGCGAGACTTCGAGCGTGACGTATACGGTCCGCAGCCGCGCGAGCAAGGCCCGCTTCGCCAGATGCACCAGCCACCACGTCTTGCCGCGCTTCGGTGGCGCCAGCAGCATGTGCAGCTCCTGTCGTGCCGGTCCCAGTTCAGCGCGATCCAAGCGCGGTATGCCAAGGTCGATTACCGGCCGGGCGCGGTCCGTGCTGCCGATCGTGCGCACGTAGTCCAGCATCTTCAGGCCGGGATCGAACTGCGTAAAGTTGGTCTTGCGGTAAGCGTCGATCGAGTTGTCGGCCTTGTCGATGTCACCGACTTCCGCCGCTTCGAACAGATCAGCCACGCAGCCCTTGAGGTGCTGCTGCCGCACGAACTTGTTCAGCTGGTTGACGACATAGACCTCGTTGAAGCCCCCTTGCGACAGGTTGCGGATGTTCTGCAGCGCCTCGTAGAGCATTGTCGCGCGCGGATCGTCACCCTTCAGGCGCGCTTCGAACAAGTCCGGCAAGTGGTCGCGCGGCGCCTTGCCGTAGTCGTGCACATAGTTGTAGATGCCTGTCGCGACCTCGCGCAGGACTTCGTTACTGTAGAGTTCGAGCTTGACGTTCAGCACGACCATCTTGCAGTAGAGATCGCTGACCGCCGCCAACGTCACGACGTTCTCTTGCAAAGCGCCGGTGAGAACTTCCGGGATGCCCCGGAAGTCAAACTGAAGTTTTTCCATGCGCTCAGCTCTGGGCTGAGCAGCGAGGTCTCTTGATGCGACTCAGCGTGCGCGACTGGAACTGGCCGTCGCGCAACCAGCCGGGGAAGGCTTCATTGACCGTTGCTGCGGTATCGCCAAGCGCGTCGCTGACACTCTCCCAATTGACGCGCAGAGTGCGCCGCGTGGCAATGTCGAATGCGAGTCTGCAGAGATAACGCAGCAGCGCGGCTTGCACGATGCGCCGCTCGTGCGGCCACCAACTGCGCACGCAGCGCATGGCGCGGTTGGCGGCGACGATCAGCTTGCGGTAAGACTGCGGATGGCTGCGGGCAAAGCCCGCTAACTTGCTAGGATAAGACTGCCGGTAGTAGCGTCCGAAGCATTGCGACAGTTCATCGTAGGCGATGTCGGTGTGTGGATTTTCCGAGATCGAGAGTGGGGCGCTGCCCAGCGCGTCGCACCACTTGATAATTTCTGCTCGTTGTTCTGCATTGAGTCCTGTCAGGGACTCTATTACCGTCCCGCGCCCGGCTGCCATTCAGGTCGTCCCTCGAAGTGGAGATTGTCCGTTGCATAGTGGAAGCTGCGCCAGCAGGCCTGACTGGCGCAGGTTTGTTCCGTAAGTGAAGGAATCAAAACACAATTGCGACACAAAATTGTCAACCAAATCACGCGCAGTTGCAATGAAATTATGGTGTTTCATGCAACGCTATGACACGCAAAAACATTTCCCTTGTGAACTGGGATATAGTTGGTCGTGGACCCCGGTCAACTTGATCAGCTGTACCGTAACGCGCGAGCGCTGCCTGCTTTCGCTGCTCTGCTCGACGCCGACGACCCGGAACCTGAGTTGGATCGGTTCTTCGGCGCGATCAAAGGCACCGGACATCGCGGCGCGTTCAGGCTGAACGAGCATGGCTACTTGGCGTACATTGGCTGCGTGATGAAGGGGCGCACGGTGACCGCGACGAATGCCTACATGCTGCCTGAACTATATGCCGCTCAACATCAGGTACCGTTACCGCTGAACCCGTGGCAGCTCGGCTTGTGGCGACGGCGGCTGGCGCACGATGCGGGACTGTTGAGAGTGAAACGCTCAGCGTTGCCGAAGCCACGGCAAAGCATTTGGCCGCAGCTCGGCTCGATGACGGCTCAGCTGACGTTCGCTCTCGCGCTCGACGGCTTCGGTCTACTGCAGGATTTGCACGACGAGCACCCGACGTGGCTGCGTTACGATACGCCTTTTGCGACGCAGTGGAACTGGAAGCGGTTACGAGACTTCACGCACGTCGAAAACTTAGACTACAGGATGGCGGAGCGCAGCATGGGAAACGCGAAAATGATGCTGACGAAAGCAGGTCTGCTCAGGTTCAAAAAAGACGAGCGCGACTTCGTGCTGTATCGGTTCACGCCGGACTACGCTTTCGGCGTGCTGAGCAGCGCAGAATTGCTAAAGCCTTACTCGTTGAATCTTTCCTCGCGCGGTTAGTATTACTATGAACGACTATAATCAACTTTTTAAGAAGTTGATTATAGCCGGGTATAGTTGTTTCCCTTAAAGTGAAAGAGAAGGTGAAGGTGAAGGTGAGAGAAAGTCGCGCGCGCGAGGCAAAATGAGAAAGCAGAAGCAGAACATCATCCTGTGCGTGACCGGCGGTCGCCGCTTCGACGACCTGCCGCACTTGCGCCAAGCGCTGGACGCGGTGCACCGGGAGCAGCGCATCAAGCTGCTGGTGCACGGTGACGCTCCCGGTGCCGATCGCATGGCGGGGCGCTGGGCTGAAGACAACGGCATCGACGTGCGGAAGTTTCCGGCTGAATGGTCTCGCCATGGCAAGCGCGCGGGACCCATTCGCAATTATCAGATGCTGAGCGAGAGCGCTCCTGATTTGGTGCTGGCGTTTCCTGGTGGCAGCGGCACCCAGCATTGCGTCGATGAAGCCGAACGGCTGCGCATCAAGGTGCAGTACGCCTAAACGAGGAGAACTTAGATGGCCTGGATCCTGTGCACGCCGAAGCCAGCGGCCACGCAGCCTTATTTCACCCGCTACTACTACAGCGGCTACACGGTCAAGGGCCCGACGCTCTCCGACAACATAGAGGAGGCGTTCCGTTTCCTCGAGCAGGGTCAGGCGGAGAATGTGCGCGGCGGTGACGAGCGCCTGCGAGGGTGGACGGTGGAGTTCGCGCCATGAATGATTCAACCGGAGACAACAATGGAACGGCATGAAGCGGAGATCGGCGACTGCGTGCAAGTGGTCAACATTGCGGCCGAGCATGCATTGGCGGGGATGTATGGCGAAGTGATGACGGAGCCGCAGCAGGTCGGCGCTGATTGGCTGCTCGGCGTGCGCCTGATTCCGCTTGCGCTGTCAGGCTATGTCAATCTCAAGTACCTGCGCTGGGTCGGCAAAGCAAACCTGGTTCGCTCGGTGATGGTGAGCCGCACCGGCCGCGAGCACTGGGCCCCGCGCCTGCTCATCCGCGACGAGCCGGACGATACCAACCTGCTCACCGGTGCTGCGCTCATGGTCTTGGCAATGGCGCCCGACCCGGCGCCCGCGCCGGCACCTGCGCCGGCACCTGCGATGGCAGGCGGTGGCGGCGAGATGGGCGGTGCCGGCGCCAGTGCCTCGTGGGACACTGAGCAGCACGCCGAGGCTGATCCCTCAGTTGACGAGCCTCCGTCAGCGTCGGAGGCGGCCGCGGATCCCAGCAACGATCCGGAGCCCAGCAGCGACAGCAGCGACAGCAGCGACAGCAGCGACAGCAGCGACAGCGGCGGCGCAGCGCCATGAGCTGCGCCGACTTTGAGCGGCAGGAAAAATGGTTCTCACGGATCGCCACCGCCTTCATTGCCGCGATTCCGCTCTCGGGTGGCATTGCCTACTTCGCGGACCTGAGTGCCGGCGCCACCATGATCGCGATCCTGTGGCCGCTCGTGCCGCTGATCATTGCGGGACAGTATTTCCTGCGGCGATGCGCTGCCTGACTAAAGCGAACGCTCATCTGTTCCCGCACTACTACACGGATGGCTAAGCTCGGCAACGGCAACAGCGGCAGCGGATACGATGGCTTCACCGGCTATAGCTGCCGGATCGATGTGACCCGCCTCAGTTCGACCGAGAGGGAATACGTGGTGTGCGACGAGCGCCCACGCTGCGCTTACTGCGGGCGTCGCGATACGCCCGATCGATACGGCAACTGCAATGGCTGCGGCTCACCCCGCCTGCCTGACCGGTGACTCCACAATTTAGCGTGTTCACGCCAACGCATCGACCTGAGTTTCTGCGGTCGGCGTTCACGTCGCTGAAAGCGCAGTCGTGCGGCGACTGGGAGTGGCTCCTCCAGCCGAACGGTGGCGTGACGATACCCTCGAAGATCACGCAGGACCCGAGAGTGGTCGTGCTGCCAAATTCGGAGAGCGAGTATGTGGGGGCGTTGAAGAAGCAGGCGTGCGCCGCTGCGCGTGGCGAAATTCTCGTGGAGCTGGATCATGACGACCTGCTGCTGCCCGAGACGCTGGGGGAATTGAGCACGGCATTCGCGGACAAGTCGATCGGCTTCGCCTACTCCGACGCGATTCACTGCGACCTGCAGTTCAAGCCCACCGAACTCTACGACTCCGCCTTTGGCTGGAGCTATCGCTCAGTGAAGATCGCAGGGAACACGCTCGCCTCGCCGATCTCGTTCGAGCCCACACCGGAGGCCGTGTCGAGGATCTGGTTTGCACCCAATCACGTGCGAGCGTTCCGCCGCAGCGTGTACGAGACGGTCGGCGGCTACAGCGCCGAGATGCGAGTGCTGGATGATCAAGACCTGATGTCGCGCCTGTTTCTCCAGACCGGGTTCGCGCACATTCCGAAACCGCTCTATATCTACCGCATTCACGGCGAGAACAGCTGGTTGCAACACTGCAAGGAAATCCAGGACAACGTGTACCGCATCTACGATCAGTACATTGAGCCGATGGCGGTGGCGCATACACGGCGCCGTGGACTGCGCGCAGTGGAACTCGGTGGCCGGATGGCCGCCGCACCCGGCTTCGAGACCGTGGACTTGCAGGGTGCCGACATCATTGCGGACCTGAACGAGCGCTGGCCGTTCGACGACAGCAGCATCGGTGCGCTGCGCGCCTGCGACACCTTCGAGCACCTAAGCGACCCGCTGCACACGATGTGCGAACTGTACCGCGTGCTGGCCCCCGGTGGCATCGCGTTGCTGCAGGTGCCCTCCAGCGATGGTCGCGGCGCGTTCCAGGATCCCACCCACAAGAGCTTCTGGAACGCCAACTCCTGGCTCTACTACACCGACGCGCGCTGGGCCAAGTACATCGACACGCCGGTCCGCTTCCAAGCGCTGCGCTGCTACACGACACCGCGGAATGAGCAGCAGGTGTGCTGGACGCGCGCTCACCTGCTCAGCTTGAAGGACGGCTACCGGCCACCGGGATTGATCATGATTTGACGGGAGCAAGGTTTGAAGCAGTGTACTGGCACGGTGCGGGCGATGCGCTTCTGCGTCTATCGCGAGGCCACGGGCTGGGGCTGGGCCTTGGTGCTGAGTACGGGCCGCATCGCCGCACGCAGCGGTGTCACCTTCACCCGCCGCTACAGTGCGGTGAACGCGGCAACGAGACTGTTCCGCCAATTCACTACCATGCACCAATCACCAGATGTTGTGTTCGAGGCCCCGCCCACCGACAGGATATAGTGCTCGCGCCTCATTCATGGAACAGGAGGCGGTTGACAGGATATTGGCGAAGTAGTCACTAACCTGTAGCGTCGCGCGCCATGGCTAGAGCCGTGGCGCCACCCTCCCACCCTGAGCGAGTGCCTGACGAGTCTTCGTCAGCGCGCTCCGCCACGCCCGTCCGCGTAGCGAAGCCGGCGCGCCTGCGTGGCCGGTCCCTGCTGCAGCGGCGGGCGGCGTACCTGCGCCAGCATCCGCTCTGCGCGCACTGCGCACAAGCCGGCCGCACCACGCTCGCAGTAGAACTCGATCACATCATCGCGCTGTGCAACGGTGGCCCGGACACCGTGGCCAATCTGCAGGGTCTGTGCTTGATGTGCCATGCGCTGAAGACCGCCAGAGACAAGGGCACCCGCCTCCCGGTGCGCATCGGGCTCGACGGCTTCCCGCTGCCACTCGTGGTGGCTGCACACGATGCTGAGTAATCGCTGCACTCGCTACTCACTCGCTGCACGCAGCAGCAGGACGCAGCGCCGCACCCGCACGCGCCGCCGTTCGCGCGCTGCAGCGGCAGCTACGCAGCGCCGCGCAGCGCTGCTCAACGTCACGCACGCACGCGGCCACGCACGGCTGCTGATGATCACCGCACGCCTCGCGCTGCCGCTGGCGCACGAGGCTATGCCGCTGGCATTCACTGCAATGTCATTGTCATTGCGCACGCCAACGAGGCTATGCAAGTGGCATGAGCGCTTATGGCGATGTCATAGCCTCACATGCCAATGGCATCGGCGGCGGCGGACGGCTTATGGCATTGTCATAGCCTCGTTGGCGCGGGTTATGGCAATGGCATGTGAGACTATGCAACTGGCATGGGCGACTCGCCATGCCAATGGCATAGTAGGCTATGGCAATGTCATAGCCTCAAATGGGTGTATGGCAATGGCATATGAGACTATGCCGTTGGCATGGGGGGATGCCTATGACAATGGCATAGGGGGGGAGGGTACAAGTCTAAATGTTGCGACGCGGGAAAC